CAGATTCCTGGTGCTGACGCTGTTGCAGCTGAAGCGGCACGAGCTGCTATCCGTACCAAGTACGAACAGGTTCAAACAGCTATTGATGCTGCTACCACGCCTGATAAAATTAAAGCAGCACTGGAGGTTGACTAATGGGACTTAAACTAAACGCCACCAACGGTGGTGGCTCGGTTGAACTGGATGTTCCCGATACAGTAAGTAGTGATGTGGTATTGACATTACCTACTGGTATAGGCACCGCTGGTCAATACCTTAAGAACAGCGCTACACCTGGGACACTTGAGTTTGGAACTCTGCCTGCTACCGGCAAGATTTTGCAGGTTGTCCAAGCTTCAGGAACGGGAACGGTAACTAACACAACCACAACATTTGCTGTTTTACGGTCACCATCAATTACACCGTCAAGCACAAGTAATTACATATTGATTTTTGCTCATTGTAATCTACAGATTATACCAAATGCTAATCAATATGGTGAGGTTGCTGTCTTTTATGGTGACACATCTGGAACACAAATATCTAGTGCACTTAATGGTTCTGGTAGTACCACTGGTGCTTACCATGGCTTCAGCATTATAGCTAAACACGAACCAGCATCGACTTCCTCAGAAACATATACTTTCGCTATGAGAAAAGCTTCTGGTAGTACAACGAGTGTCAATACAGACAACACCAAATACGAAATTATTCTTATGGAGGTGGAAGGATGAACATTACTTTTGTAAATGCACTCCTATCACTGCGTCCTGGTGCTGAATGGGAAATGCGTGAAAACGATGACCGCACTGATTTTAGTTTAACTTGGTTTGACACTGAACAAACTGAACCTACAAAGGCAGAGATCAATGCAGAGCGTACACGCCTTGTAGCATTACAACCTTGGAACGAATTACGCAGCAAAAGAAACCAACTCCTAGCTGAAACCGACTACCTAGCACTTTCCGATGTAACTATGTCATCTGAAATGCGTACATACCGCCAAGCACTCCGGGACTTGCCTGCTAACACCAGTGATCCGGCTAACCCTGTTTGGCCAGTTAAACCCGGAGGTTAAATATGAGCACAATTAAAGTAAATAAAATTGAAAACACCGCTACAACAGATGGCGGTATTGAAATTGATAACACTGGTCACGTCCAGATTGATGGCGTGCAGATGCCTTCTGCTGGCACGTTAAGTAACCGTAACCTTGTCATCAACGGCGCTATGCAGGTTGCACAGCGTGGGACGAGTAGCACAAACCTAGGTTATGCAACTGTTGATCGGTTCAGAAATATAACGACAACGCTTACGGCTACTCAGTCCCAGCAGTCTTTGTCAAGCGGCGATCCTTTTGACGAAGGATTTAGGTTTTTTTATCGCCAAGAAAATACATCGACATCAACGGCGGCTGGAGCAAGAATTTCGGTCTATCAGCGAATAGAAAATCAAAATATTTCACAGTCTGGCTGGAATTACACGAATCCAAATAGTTTTATTACCCTTTCTTTTTGGGTCAGAGCCAGCGTCGCTCAAACTTACTATGTACAGTTGACGACGCAAGACACCAGTGGGCAAAACTATCCTTCAAGTTTTTCGATCAGCGCAAATACTTGGACGAAAATAACTAAGCAGATTCCAGGCAATTCAAACTTAAGCTTTACGACTGGTACTGATATTGGCTTAGCGCTGTTTTTCGTACCGTTTTTCGGAACTGATCGAACAGACTCAGGTGTTGCGGATAATACTTGGGCAGCGTATGCCGATGGCACTCAGTTGCCTGATATGACCTCTACTTGGGCAAATACTGCCAACGCCACCTTCGACATCACAGGCGTCCAACTAGAAGTCGGCTCCGTCGCCACACCGTTTGAACACCGTAGTTATGGTGATGAGCTGGCGAAATGCAAACGGTATTTTACTGATATTGGTGGCACAGCTTGTCATTTTAGGGGAACAAATACCGACTCAATAGGTACTACCATTCCAACTCCTGTTCAAATGCGAGCAACGCCCAGCATTTCTAACTTGTCTATCGGTTCGTGCCGGATGTATAACGGCAGTGTCGTCACTTTTGGTTCTGCTAGCGCATCCGTAAATGCTGCTAACGGTGCAATGTACGATATTTTTGTAAGCGGCTTAGGTAGTGTTAGTGACAACAATGTTGGTTTTATTAACTTTACCGCTGACCTTGCTTCGGAACTATGACTTACACCTACCGACTTTTGCCTGAGCATCCTGATCAACAGATGCGCTCAGTTCTTCGCATTGAAGACAATGTGGGGATTCCTTTTGACCCAGACAACACCGACTACCAAGAATACCTCGAATGGCTAGCCGAAGGAAACACACCACAACCCCCTGATTAAAATTATGATTACCCTTATCCGTCCAATCCTGTTCAGCTTTCTGAACTCTGACAAAGTTAAACTTTTTATGAAGTACATCCAGAAAATCCATACCGGAAGTTTGCTGGAAACCCGTAATTATTCATCTTTATCTTTAGTAAAAGCTGGATGACTTAACTCGATACACCATCCAGGCTCTCCAAAAGTCCCTTTTTCTGTAAATACTGGTTGCGGTTGAGGATCTAATTCTTCAGCCGCTTCTTTGTATTTGCGTACTTCTTTATTTAAATTTGCTGTAGTTTTAGCTTCACGCCACTGAGCTACTAGCCAATCAATACAAGCTTTAATACACTGTTTAATGAATGTTTTAAAAGTCATGCCTTTTAAATCCGAAAAGCAACGTAAGTACCTTTATTCTAAAAAACCTAAAGTTGCTAAAAAATTCGCTAAACACGAATGCAGCGAATGTAAGATGAAGAAAGGGTACAAAACTAAAAATGGCTAAAAAAGCTAAAAAAGGCCCTTGTTGGAAGGGATACGAAATGGTTGGTATGAAGAAAAAAGGCGGTAAACCTGTACCTAATTGTGTCCCTAAAAAGTAAAATCAATGCCTAATCCTAGTTACGAAATTAAAGGTGGTAAAGCCAAAGGCGGCCCGCAAGGAGTTCCAAACACCAACCCAGCACGGGTGGTTCCTAAGGGTTCTTTGCGTCCTGGTTCTATTGACGTTCCCTTTAAACGTCTGGCTTACGCAATGAAAAAAGGTTTTAAAGCATAGTGGACCCGTCCTTCGTCCTATCCCTATTTCTTGGCATCAGCGGTGTTGGTGGTGGCATTTTTGCTTACGTTGGTAAGCGGTTCGATTCAATGGATTCTCGTCTAGATGGTCTAGAAACAACTTTGCACAAAGATTTTGTGCGAAAGGATGAACTAGTTACTATGATTGACAGGCTGGAACAACAGGTCCAGCGCATTGACGAGAAACTCGATCGCATTTTGCTCAATGGCCGACATCTCTCTCCGTGATGTTGCGAAGTACTACAACGAAAAGCAGCATCAAAACGACGCTCTAGATTTCCTGCAAGACCACACATCGCCTGGTGTGCTGGCTAAATTTGCAGACCTTTGGCGTTCTGGCCCTAAGCAAAGCCCTGTGCGGTTGTCGCATCAGGTGACGGGTTCAATGCTGGCAAAGTTGACGGGACATGACGAAGAAGCTTTTAATTACGTTTTTTTAGATGATATGCAGGCGTTGTTTGACGCCACAGGTTTTAATGAAAATCTGACTGCAAGACAAATGCTTGTAGCACAGATGGCACACGAAAGTGCCGGTTTCGTTTATATGAAAGAAATAGACCCTGGGTACTATTTAAATGGTCGAAACGATCTTGGCAATGTTTATTCTGGTGACGGCCCTAAGTATCGTGGCTGTGGCCCTATTCAACTGACTGGACGTGCAAATCACCAAGCGTTTAGTGATTGGATGACTGAGCGTGGTACGCCAGATCCAAAAATTATGGACGAAGGCACAGATTACACCGCTGATAAATATCCGTTCCTTTGTGCTTACAAGTGGTTAGTAGATAACGATTACCTTAACGTTTGCAAAACTGGTGATGTTTATGCTGCTACAAGACGGCTTAACGGCGGTCTAAACGGCATTGACGACCGTGTTTATTATTGGGAACGAGCACAACTCTGCATTTTTTAACTATGGATTTTTCTGACCCCACTGTTGTGGCCGCTCTTTGGTCACTTGCTTTTGTTGTATCCGAACTGATCGGTGCATCCAAACTAAAAGAAAATGGTCTCGTACAATTGGGATTGAAAGCGTTCAAGGTACTTTATGGCAGCTTCTCCAAAAAAGTCTCTAAATAAATCCGAAGGTCTTGCATCTGAGGATGATCTGTATAGCTTGCACCGTTTGGTTGCAATGAAGCTAATTGATCAACTTAATCGTGAAGACGTGAAAGCGTCTGACTTGGCTAACGCAATCAAGTTCCTAAAAGATCAAGGTATTACTGCTCTTAACGGTGGTGATGTCTCTGCTATTTCTGAGATGATTTCTGCACTTCCAGATGTGGACTTGAAGAAAGTTAGGTCTTATATTGGTGCTTAGGAACCCTGTTTCCTATATGTACCAAATGAAGCCCCCGGTATGGTGATTATTTCGCCTACTGGGGGTTTTGTGTATTTAACTCCAGATGGCGCCATGGCCAATCTCTACTCTTTGCAACGTCGTGAGGCAGTTAAATTATGGAGACAAGCAATCAAAGACGCCTTTGAAAACAGATGTGCATATTGCGGAGTAAGGGATAAAACATTAACTCTTGACCACATCAAACCACGTTGTTATGGCGGTGAAGATTTAGCAACTAACATTGTGCCAGCTTGTAGATGTTGCAACCAAGATAAAGGAAGTCAGCAATGGCAGCTATGGTACAGAGGCCACGAAAACTATTCAGCAACTAGAGAATGGAAGATTACGAAGTGGATGTCCCTCCTGCCCCCCTCCTTGAGTTATCAATGGAGCAACAACTGCGCCTAGAGCGCATGAAGCGGGAGCTGCCTGATGTCCCTAGAGAAGAGCTACAGCAATTAGCGCTAGAGTTCGTCAAAATGACTTTGGTGTTACAAAACAACCTAAGTCACGTAATTAAGTGGGCAGGCCGTGCCAAGAAAGAACCTACAGACTGAAAAGATAATTAAGGAAGCTGTAGCTAGCTTTCCAGTCTTTGCTACACACCTCTGGCACTACCTGCGGCTTCCTAGCCCTACACCAGTCCAATATCAACTAGCTGACTACTTGCAGCACGGTCCTGATCGCCGCATCATCATGGCGTACCGTGGCTGCGGTAAATCGTTCCTAACAGCTGGTTACGTGCTGTGGAGACTGCGTAGAGACCCAGACACAAAGGTGTTGGTGATCTCTGCAGCACAAGACCGTGCAGACGCGTTCTCAGTGTTTTGCCACGACTTGCTGCGTAACTGGTTCATGGTCAAAGACCTGTTTCCTAGCGATACCCAACGCTTCTCAAAGGTTGCGTTTGATGTCTACGGAGCAAAGCCTGACCAGAGCCCGTCAGTACGCTCTAGCGGTATCTTTGGTCAAATCACTGGTTCTCGTGCAGATCTAATTGTTGCGGACGACGTAGAAACCCCGCAGTCGTGCGAAACCCAGCTGATCCGAGACAAGCTACGGGAATCAATCAAAGAGTTTGACTCAGTGATCAAGCCTGGTGGTGAGATCGTGTTTCTCGGCACTCCACACACGCAAGACTCGATTTACGCAAAGTTAGAGCTAGCTGGTTACAAATGCCGTATCTGGCCTGCTCTGTACCCCACAGCTAAGAAACACAAGAACTACTACGGTGAACGGCTGGCTCCAAAGCTTTGCACCGATCTAGCAGACGATAAAAGCCTCGCTGGTCACCCTGTAGACCCTGGACGCTTTGGTTGGGAAGAGCTAGAAGCTCGACAGCAATCAATCGGTAAATCAACGTTCAACCTGCAGTTTCTGCTGGACATCAGCCTGAGTGATGAGGAGAAATACCCACTCAAGCTGCGTGACCTCTGTGTGTTCCGTCTAAACCGTAAGCAAGGCCCTGACAAAGTGGTTTGGCTGGCTAACGGTGATAAAGCACTGGATCTACCGTCCGTTGGACTGCATGGTGATCTGTTTTACAAGCCTGCTCAAATTGGTTCGGAGTTTCTTGACTATACGGGTGTAGTTATGGCCGTAGACCCCTCTGGAAGGGGCTCTGACGAGCTTGGGTACGCCATAGTGGCCTACCTTAACGGCAATCTGTTTCTCCTTGCTTCTGGGGGCCTTAGAGGCGGTTACAGCGAGCCGAACCTTAAAAAGCTCGCACTTCTCGCCAAAGAGTATGAAGTCAAACAAATAATCGTTGAAAGCAACCTTGGCCTCGGTATGTTCAGCGAACTTCTGAAGCGCTATTTGGGCACCATTTATCCCTGCTCCATCGAAGAGGTCCGACACAACAAACAAAAAGAAGTCAGGATTATTGACACCCTTGAGCCGGTCATGAACCAGCACAGGCTCATGGTTGACACTGACATAATCGCAGAGGATCTGAGATCCACGGAATGCTATCCAGGTGAAACTAGAACGCAATACCAGCTGTTCTGGCAGTTGACCCGTATAACAAAGGAAAAGAACTCGATCAAGCATGATGACCGCTTAGATGCCCTTGCAATGGCAGTCCATTACTTTACGCAGTCCATGGCAACCACAGAAAAGAAAGCTATGGATGCTCGCTACGCAGAACAGTGGGAGCTTGAACGGAGGTTTATCCAAGGTGATCAAGGCTTGAGCATTGATGCTATTGGTTACGCTCAAAGCCTTGAAGACCTTCAGAAGGCCCTAGGAGCGTCTGGTGGTGGTTCAGCAAATTGGATTGGCCTTTAAATGGCCCTAGAAGGCCCTTAAACGGCGTTAAAGGTCTATAGATACCTAACAGGTGGTTAAACGGCCTTGTAGGGGCTTACAGACGTTACTCAGAGCGAAACTGGAACTCTAGGTTGGCTGCAGTAAACAAAAGTTTCATATCCATTAGCTCTTGCTGCTCCTGAGGGTCTCCACCTGGCCATTTCTCAAGGTGAAACGATACAGACTTAAGAATCAACTGAATAGCACGACCGTTTAGCTCAAACGGCATCAAGCCCTCGTCATCCATACGGCCCTTTTAAATACTTACGCCAACTTTAAAGGGTTTACGCTCGTTAACCAGCTGCTTAACCGGCACAACAAAAAACACCCCCTTGACCAGTGTGCTTATAATTATTTTAAAAGTGTTTAAAAACAGGTTTTAAACGGTTTTAAACCTTTCTTGTAAAGAATTTTTTTAACTA